CATTAGCTAACTCTGCCTCCTATGTTTGTTGCAATACTTTCACCAATTACATCAGTTCTCATGTAATCGTTTTTAGTTGCATAATCTACTTTTAATAATCTAAGTTTTCTTTGAAAGTCTCTATCAGCTAATTGTGCATGTTGTGGATCTGATCTTAACATATATGTATAGTATTTAGCTCTATCTACTATCAAAGTTCTAAATCTGTCAGGTAAACTCATATTATCACCATGAGCAGATAAATCTGTATGTGTTGTGTAATAATCATAACTTGCAACATATTCATTTGTGTTTGGTCTTGGACTTACACCAAATGCAGAATGATCTGGTAAAATATAAACTCTTAATGGTACAGAATAATTACCTTGGTTATTTGTATCATCAGTTGGTTTATGATTTTGTAAATAACTATCATATGTTATATATGCTAGTTTTCTAGTTGCAATATCACTTCTAGATATTCTAACATAGTCAACATCTAATTGAACACCAGATGCTTCTAAGTAAATAAAAGAAGTTTGTGCTGTTGCAGTAAATGTTGTTTGTAATATATCACCTTCTCTAAAATTAGTTACATCTTGCGTTGTATTTAAATTCTGTGTTCCACCTGCTGATGTTCCAACTCTTACGATTAATGCAGTGCTAGAACTATTTGGACTTAAAACTCTAACTTGTAATCTATAAGTTTTATTTACTGTAGTATTAATAGCCTGATAAGCTGCCGCACTATTTAAATTTAATCTACCATTACCACTTGATGTATGTGATGGTGATCCATCTCCAGTTGTCCAACTATTTATATTAGATGTAAACTCACCATTAGTTACTAATTCTTTTGGTCTTAATGAAAATGAATCCATGTCTGCTTTTCTAAAATCAGCAGGGAATGTATATTCATTAGTTCCTATAGTTAAATCTTGTGTAGTTCTAGAGTACAATAAAGGTATCTCACCTGTTTCATTATAAATATCATGAATACCTTTATTAATAAAATCTTTTACTGCAGTTTGTATACCTCGACTTGAACTAAACGTACTAGAGGTTAACTCTGTTTCGTTTAATTCTCTAAGTACACTATTTGTCAGCGTTAGGTAAGTTGTTGCCATTCTGTAATAACTCTAATATTTTATCAAGTTTTTGTTCTTGATTATTAATTCTTTGTTCTAATTTAATAACCCTCATAGTATTATCAGGTGCACCTAATCTTGTAATTTTTTGCCCTGTACTTGCTTTAGTTTTTTTTGTTAAATCATATAATGCCATAAATCTCCTAAATATTATAAGGGGTAATATAATAAGGGGGACATGTAGCCCCCCTTAAAATTATACAGATTACACTGCTGTGTCTTGTTGAGTGTCTGTATTTCTGTCAGTTTCGTCAACACCTGATACGTCACATAGTACAGCGAACACACGGATTTTACCCGCTGTTGAGTCTGCACTAAGTACTAATACGTCTAAAGTATCTGCACTTGCAACTATAGTTCTAGCTGTAGCTGTTGGTGCAGAGAATCCTGTAGCGTTAGTATCTCCATCAACATATCTGTCAACGTCACCACCTGTGATACCTAAATCAAGAGTTACTGAAGAAGATAATGCTGTGATTACCTCGATTCCAGCTTCCATGATTAATGTTTCTGCAGGGATGTCTAATGCTCTAAGAACATCATTTTGTGCTGCTCCAGAGTCACCATTGATTGCTGCTATGTCAATTGTGTTTTCAACTAAGTAAGGTGTTCTACCATTAGCAGGATGTCCAGTAGTACCACCTGCTGCTGTTAAGTCATATGTAGCCATAGTATTCTATAATCCTCCTAATTAACCTATTGTTATAACGCCTCTTTGGACTGCTTCACTTCTAAGGATTTTTCTTCCAAAAACGTGTAGTCCTCTGACAACGTCAGCGAATGAATCAGGGTCTCTGATTAATTCTGTTTTTGCGATATGATTTACAGTCGCAACTCCTGACATATGTCCGTATAAGAACACATGCTCATTTGCTCCAGAAGAGCCAAATGTGTGAGCTGCAGCTGATCCACCAGATACAGCAATTGCGTTTGATTGGTACATATTAAAACCAAATAATGGTCTGTCTGTGACCATACCATTTCTGATTTGTGATGAACCACCATCAGCCATTACTGATTGGTCAGAAAGTTTAGCACCTGCTTTTCTTAGTTGTTCAAAGAATTCAGGTGATGAAACTAACCATCTGTTATCTTCTGGCACATCATTTCTGTCCAAGTTCTTTTTAGCAGTTGATACTAAATTTGCTAAAGTATCTACAGCATTATCACCATCAATTGGTGATGCATCAGTTCCTGTACCCGTACCATCACTTGCATTGTCGTATATAAACTTCAATACATTGTAATCGTAGTTTTTCTTTAATGAATATGCACCTGAAGAGGTTGCAAGAGCTTCAAAGTTTACATGAGATTGTCTTTCTTCAATATCATCAACTTTAAAAGCAAAATAAGAACCTTGGTCAACAGTCATAGTTATTTGGTCATCTGCTAATATTTGTGTATCAACTGTTTGACCTCTAGCATAATCTTTAACTGTGATTGTAGGCTCTTTGATGATCTTTACTGTGTCACCAAAGTTTTCGATTTCTCCAGCGTAATCAGTGTTAGTTATATCTTCTACCACTGATGCTCTTCTGAAGAACTTCTGAACTTTCTGACTAAAGATCTGTGGAGTAAAATTACCTTGTGCAAGGTTATTATAACCACTAGCGTTTGTAAAAGCCATAATGCTTCTCCTTGTTTATTTAGTTAGATTGTTATCGTTGTTCAATCCTACCTTCTAAACGAGCAAGGTCAATGTCTTTTTCATGCTTCTCAAATTCATGAGGTTTCAATTTAGAAATCTCACTAGTTGTCCAAACTTTCTTTTTAGGAATATCGGACTCAGTACTTTTTCTTGTTTTAGAAATTGCTTTAGCAGCTTCTTTTTTAACATCCTTCTCTTCTTTTTTAGTTAGTTTACTTTGACCATTGTCCATTTTATATAGATCAATAGCTCTAGCAGCTAACTTAGCATTAGATGTATTTTCATACAACCAACCTTGAATAGTAGGATCTTGATTTGCAGCCCAATTATGAAACTCATCTTTTTGTCGAATCTCATTAAAGTCAGGATGCAATTTTAAAAGTTCTACTTCGGCTTTTTCTTTTGCAATTTGTTCTTGCTGGAGTTGAAGATTTTTATATTTATCTTCAAGATCTGCAGTCTGAGTAGTTGCTTTATTCATGGCTATGGTTTCAACCATATCATAAACATCAGGGTACTCTTTTCTCCATGCCTCTAATTCTTCTTTAGATTTAGGTGGCACAAATTGTTTAGTACTTGATTCTAATTGAGAACGCAAGGTTCTGACTTCTTCCTTGTGTTTATTAAGCGTAGAATCATAGTGTTTTTTCAAATCGTCATAACGTTTCTTAAAAACACGATCTTCAGCTTTAGCAGGGCGTTCAGCGATAGGAGTAGCCTTTACTTCTGATTTTTCTGCAGTCTCTTCAGATGCATCGGTGTCCTTCTGTTCGGTTGCTGCGGTTGCCTCTTTTTCTTTTTGTTCCCTTTGAAACTTAGCTAATTCACCTTTAGCAAATGCTTCTACTTCAGCATCGTCTTTTCCTCTATCCTTTTTGTAAGGATTTGGATTAGGCATTTTAACTTTAGTTTCTTCAGAAACTTTTTTTTCTTCTTCCATTATTTTTACCTCTTGGGTTGAGTGCCTTATGGATAAGGGTAGCTCTAAACTGTTTCCATATTTTGTGGGCTAGTCATTAAACCTGCAGTTTCTGTAGGTTGACTAGGTGGCACATTTGTTGTTTGTTGTGTTTCCATCTGACCTGATACATCTTCCATAAAAACCGCAAGGGCTTCATCAGGATTTCCACCATATCTTTTTACTGCGTAATTAGATACAATAGATACAGGTAATACTACATTAGGTTCTTTACTACCAATTTGTTTCATTACTGGCTCAAATTCAGGTAGCATTTTACTTAATGCTGATGTAACAGATGGAGATAAGACAGCACTTATGGCTGCTCTATCTTCAGCTGTTAATTTTTTAAATCTTTCTGCTAATACTATTTCAGTATCTGATGCATCTGGAAATTGTTCTCTTAAAGATGATCCTTGAATTTCTTTATTAACTTTTGTAGCAACTTGTGGTTTTGGTGCTTCTGCTTGTGGTAATTTAGGATCAACTTTACCTTTAGGCATTGCAGGACCTTTATTCATCATGCCAGTTGTAGTAACTGTGCCTTTCATATCACTTATTGCCATTATACTAATACCTCTTTATATTTTTTAGAAATTAATTTACCAACAACATAACTACCATTTTCTATTAGCATACTATATAATCTTCCTAATAAATTAAATTTACCTTTTTTTAATCTCCATTTAATATCTTTAGTTCTATTAGACATTACATGATTCCAAAATTTTGTAACTAATTTATTTTTTTTCATAAGTTTAACCATTGGAACTGCCCAATACCAATATCCATTTATATGAGTATCACTAAAATTATCAATTGTAAAATTCCAACTTAAACGATGATCTTCTTTTGACATTAAATTCTGTTTATATAATTCTGTACAAATTACAGTTCCACCAAAAACTGCTTCAGCTATACCCCCACCAACTGCACCAACTACTGCTCCTACTGGTCCTCCTACTGCCATTCCAATACTAGCACCAGCTGCCATACCTTTTTTTTCTCTTACTTTAAAAGCACTTCCAATTCCATAAGCTGCAGCACCTGCTGCTCCAACCCCACCTAGTGTGCTTTGTCCAATTGGTGTAGCTGCAACTTGTAATAATGGTGTATTTGTTTGTTGTATATTTAAAGGCTGACTTGCTCGTAAATATGAAACTCCTAAATCAACACCACCTCTAATTAAAGTATTTATTCTTTGTGCTTTTAATGCTTTGTCTTGCATTGCCTGTAATTCACCACGAAAATCTACTGGGCTTGATGGTTTTGTAGCTGCTGTAATTCTTTGAACTTTTTGTAAAGCTGTTTCTTGTGGTTGTGTTGTAGTCGTACCAGTTGGTGCTTGAAAAGGTATAGTAGTTACTGCATCACCTTTTGTTTTAGTTTCAAATTGACCTGTTTGTTCATTAAATGTTGTAGTATATTGACCAGGTGTTTCTCTAATAAGTTGTTGCGTTTGTTCTCCAATGTTAGGATCACCTGCTAATTCTGTTTTTTGTTTAGACTCATACGCTTCAAATTCATTACTTATTATAGGTCTAGGCTTTACTGTCCTAGGATCTTGATAAGTATAATTTCCATTTTCATCTAATACTAATTGTAAAGCCATTATTGTTTATTCCGTCTGTTCGCTTCTTCTAGGTTGAGTATTTGCCGCACTAAAGCCAGCTTCCCCTGGCATCGATACATTGCCTGTTCCGATGTTGCCACCTCCAACTCCTGTTGGATCTGTTGGCGAAGCTCCTGTAGGTACTGGGCCAGTCTGTCCCATTTCACCTTGTCCTCCAGCAGCGGCTGTATTGTTTTGATTTCCATTTGCCATCCCCATTATTTGTGCATAGATCGCAGCTTTTTCTGGATCATTGATTAATTGATCTGGATCAATATCTAAAGATTTAGCTATTTCAGTTAAACATGTATGCCATCTAACAAACGGTGCAAGCGCAGGATTAGATGCAGTTTGCATGAATGTCATTAATCTTTGAGATCTAACTTCTTTTTGCATTAGAGAAGAAGTTCCTTGTGCTTTGATTTCTAGATCACCTTTGATATGTGGAGCATCTTCATTAAATTGCATGTTCCAATAAAATAATGATTCTCCTAGGGGCTTTAATAAATAGTCATCAATATTTTTGATAACTGTTTTAATACTTAATGCTGCTGCACCCATAAGCATCGACATGCCTGATGCAGTTCTTGTTGTAGATTGAATACCTGTTGCTCCATGTGAATATGATGGAATACCAGTTGCTTCATCTGCAATCTGTCTAAACTTGTCAAACATTTGTAAATTTTCATAAGCTGTATTTGGAAACTTAACTCCATGTATAGCTTGACCTGTTTGACCACTTTGTCTTCTAAATATTTTACCAGGAAATACTTTCATATCCTGACCTGGCACTAGCATTGTTTCATCAACATCAAATACTAAATTACCAGCTAGTGCTAAATTATCAATAGCCATTCTTGCATGACCATTCATAACTAGTTGTGAGTCTTCCATATTTTCAGGAATACCTACACCAAAAAATTGATAAGGGTTTAATTCATATGGACATACTAAATATGGAATTCTATTTGGTGTAAATGGATTTTCTACCATTCTTAAAACTTTATTACCACATATCCATACATTAACAGATATTACTTCACCTGTACTTTCATATTCTAAACCACATTCATCTGCAGTTTTTTTATCTATTATACCCCAATATTCTAAAACTTCAAATCTATTTTTATAAATACTTTGTATATTTTCTCTATCGTAAAGAGATGATTCAAAACCTCTTGTTTGATAGTTAGGACCCATTTCTAAACACTCTTGTACTGCTTGAGCATTAAACATAGGTTTATCCATTAAATCTTGAAACTGTTGTTTATTGTAAGAATGTCTTTGAATAACATAATCACAATCATTCATATTAGTTGCATTTGGATCTGGATAAAAATCCCAACATGATACTGCTTCTATTGATGGTACAGTTTTAACTTTTTTAACTCTAATATTTATTTCATTACCTTCATCATCTTCTGCACTGTCAAATGAATTATATTCTTTTAAATCTGTAAAAGGTCCTTTTAATATTCCTGTACCTAATAATGCCATTTCAAAAAATACATGGCGCATTATTGTAATAGCTCTACTTTCTTCTAATTGATCATGCAATAATTTTTGCATTGCTTCTGCAGCTTTTCTTGCTGGTTCTATTTGTGGTTCACCAGCTGGAGCAGGACCATCAGTAAATCCTAAATTAGAATATTCCTGTGCAACATTTTTCATCAACTCATCAGCAGTTGCTCCTGGTGGTATCATTCTTCCATCACCATTAAAACCATATGGACTCATAGGTTCTTGTGGCTGAGGTTGTTGTTGCTGTTGTTTTAGATGTGCTCTTTCTGCAATATCTTCTGGTACAGAGGTTGGCATAACACCTAATGGAAACTTACCTTGTGAAAATAAAACTTCTATTATTTGACCAAACGAAGCTAGTACTTTAGTCTTTGTTACTTTAACAAAAACTCTAGACCTTTCATTTTCACGAAAAGCCATTTCAGGTCCATATATTCCTCTATAATTTCTGTAAGCCTTTAACCATCTTTTTTCATCATATACTTTTGATGTTTCAGATTGTTGAAATCTACTTCTTACAAAACCAACAAGAGGATTACCCTCAGCTTCATAGCCGCCATTTTTAGTTTTATCTTCTTCCATTTAGATTAGTAATCTCTTTCTTCAGCCATTCTAAAGATTGCTGGGTCTACTTTTGATTTTGATTTACCTTTAGCATCATTACCATCACCGCTTGTAGCTCCTTGTACAATTTTTGAACTAGGATCTATTTGCATAGGGTCATTTGGTCTTTTAGGTGCATCAGGTGCAAGTTCCCCTTGTTTGTATCTTTCCATCATGTTGTTATCCTCCATTTAATATATCTTTTTCTCCATACTCTTTACCTTTCTTAAAAGTATGTTTTACTCCAGATATAACTTTTTTAATTTTTGTTTTGTATTTATCCATTACCATATCGTGAGCTTCTTTTAGCCCAGCAGTAACTTCAGGTATAAAATTACTTTTTGGCCCTAACTTATTATCATCCATGATTAGTAATCCTTTTCATCAGCCATAGTAAATAATGACTGTTGAACATGCTCTGCTCCAGGTTTACTTGGAATATCTGGGTCATATTCAAACTTTTGATACTTCTTAGGTGCATGTTGAGAAAAGTCAATATTAGTATGTTCCCTGTTTGGCTGTTTGCCATCAGGACCATCACTTAACTGACCTTGCTTAACTTTTGCTTTTGGATCAAATTTAGTTTCCATGTTGTCTCCTATATTTTAATTTTCTTTATTGTTAAAACATTCTTGGTTGGTATGGTTGTATAGTTACCACCTTGTTTTATATCACCATTATCCTCAAAACTAAAATCTGCCATTACAACTGTTGTATTTGAATTTTCATTTACCAACCATCCAACACTACAACATATTGCTGTTTTAGATTTTTTAATATCAACTATGTCAGACCAATTAGTCTCACCAATGATGTCTTCCCAATAAATCCTAACTAACGGATAGGGAAAATTTTTTTTATTTACTTCTGGTATTTTTCTTTTTTTTGACACCTTTTAATTTACCAGAATTTTCCATAGCATAAAAAACAGCTTGGCCTTTTTTCTTGCCATACTGTTTTACCATTGCTTTTTTAATTTTTTTACCTTTTTTATTTAATGGCATTAATATCCAAATTTATTATCTACTATATGATAGTTATCTTGAACTGATGATAATCTAAATCTTGCTGCATATTTAGGATGTGTAGGTCTACTCATACATCCATATCTTAATGCATCATATGCATGATCTTCTGCATTTGTGTCAACATCTTCAGGATTCTTATCATCTGTGGGTAATGTTCCTAAAGTTCTAATTAAATTTTTACAAGTTTTAAAAATTCTTATACCTGGATTCTTATCTATTAATCTTAATCTTTTATGAATCTCTAACTTACCATTAATTCTACTCTTTGGAGATCTATCTGATGGTCTCCATCTACAACCATTCTGTATCATAGTCTCTGCAATACTAGGACCAACATCACCTCTCTTAGCCCATGTACTAACATCTAATACACCATAGTGTATGTACTCACCTTGTTCTAAAGTAAGTACTTGTCTAGCGAACTGATCCGCTGTAACCTTCTTGGTATACAATTCTCTATAGATCCAGAGATTGTTATCATAATCCACAGCAAACCAAAGCACACAAGCAGGAGAAGAATAACCCCAATCAGCAGCACGGAATTTATACCAACTCCTAGGTATTTCAAAAGGTTCGACCACGTGAGTTGTTTTACTAAATTCTGGAAAAGCTGAATCTTCATATGCATCCCAATCTCCATCTAAAAATTGTTTTCGTTGTACTTCAGGTAATGATGCAAGCATGATATAATAATCATCAGTTTGCATTAGATAGGGATTGTCTTGTAATTTTGCTGGTATAAATCTACGAGTAATATATTTTCTACCGTTAGGCGTATCAATCCCTACATCAAAAGCTGTATTGGGATCTGCTGGTTCTACGAACATTTCTCTTACCCATTGTGAACCAACGTTACCTGGGTTACCCGTTGCTCTCAAGTATACTGGTATTTCAGGATCTACACTTCTAAGTGATGATCTTAAAAAGTTATATATATCTGGCGAAGGATATTGTGGAAGTTCGTCTATTCCTATCCATGTGTAAGATTGACCTTGGTATCGCAAAACGTCTGTCATGTTCTCTGCGTATCCGAACTCTATCTTTGCCCCTGATGGGAATCGCCACTCTTTTTCTTGTTCTCTCCATTTTGCTCCAGGAAATGCTTTCGAGTATAATAGCTGAGACTTTTGAATTAAGTCTCGTAACTCTGGCATTGTCCTTCTAATTAGGAGTGCTCGGTGTTGAGCTTTGGAACAGTATCGAAGCGGATCTACTAGCATCGCATATGATTTACCACCGCCTCTTGCTCCACCATAAAAAACTTCTCTTTCAGAAGCTGCAAGAAACTCTGTCTGAGGACCTGAGTTAGGTTTAAATATAACCTCTTGCTGATTTATGTGCTCTTGTATATTTTTAGGAGCACTCTCGATTTGATCTTCCGTAAGTAGTTGAGTCTCTTTTCCTTTTAAAGACTTATCTATAGTTAACAGTTTATTTTTAATATTTTCCGCTGACTGTTTGGCAGATCTTAGAGATTGTTCTGCCTTTGCAACTTTCTTACGACTGCGAGCTAGAATCTGTTGTGTTGACTTCTTGGCTTTCTTTTGAATTATCTTTTTTGGTTTCGGAGGTGCTATTTCTTGCGAGTCTTTTTTTAAGTCCGACATGTGATATGTATCTTCCTGTTTTTCTATGTAGCCAAGATGCTGTCTCTCTTAGTGAGCAAGTCTTTGAATATTCTCTTGCTTGACCCAGAGCATCTAATTCTTCTTTGATGGGTTCTAAATAATTTGGATCACTAGACTGTTTAAAACCAAATGGTATAGTTCTAGCTCTCTTTTTTATCTTTATCGGTTCCATCTTTTGCTGGTAATATAAATATACCGTGCAGAGCTTTCATGTTTACATCTAATTGATCTTTCTTTGTAATGCCAACTCTGTCTAGTATTGAGTTAGCGGCTGCTAGACGAATACTTGCCTGTGGAGTAGTGCCGTCTTCATCTAGTAAGGTGATTAACCTATTAGCCGCTTGTGCAGAGTGTGTAGATAAATGTGTCTCCGCTAATTCTGTAATCTCTTTTTTCAAGTTTCTTATAACTTTAGGGTAAGAATGGGAGGAATATCCCGCCAGTCTTGCCGCTTCTCTTGGGTTTCCTTTTGCTTCCCCGAACAATACGTCTAGAAACTTTTCCTGCATATCTGTTAAGTTTCTTTTTTGAGTTTTCGTTATAGAAGAATCCATGATTTGCATTAATTATTTCCATTATATCCTCAAATGGAAGATCTTTCATTAATTTTTTGTTTAGTTTACGCATTATTTGTGATGACCCTGTGTGTTTTGTATTTAGTATGATAGTGTGTGTC